CGGACCTGTTTTCGGTTGGATCGGTTGGCAAGTGGACGATTCGAGGCGTCGACATCGACCACGCTGCGAATCGAATCTACGTGTACTGCCGTGGCCAGGACGGGGTGCATCCGCTGGTTCATGTGCTCGATGTGAGGTAAGCCATGGCATGGCCGCTTTCAAAGACGACGTTAGAACTGCGGTTCGGGCTGATCAATACCGAGATTCGGCACATCAAGTCCGTCACGCAACGGGCGCGGGACTTGTCGGTTGCCGGCCCGGTCGAGCGGCGATTGCTGCTGGAGCTTCAACGCTCGCTCAATAGCAGCGTGGTCGCGTTGGATGCTGCTGCGGCGCTTCCGCAGGCCGAGCGCAATGCGTTGATCGCTTACGCGCAGGATCAGTTCGGCGACGCGACGCTGGATGTTGCCGCCGAGTTCACGGCGCTGCGCAATGCTGCCAATTCGTTGCGAGCGTGGATTCACACGAACTTTCCGCGTGATGCGGTGAGTGGCGCGGTGCTTGTATACACGGTGGCCGAGAACGGCGACGAGACGCATCTGACGTTCACGACCGCGCAACTTGCTACGTTCAGGACTCAGGCCGATACGCTGCTCGCGCTGATCGGATAAGGGCATCATGGCGCTGGTACGCACATCGCTAGCGCAAGCGACAAACGCCCTTGTGGGCTCCGGTTCGCTCACGACCGGATCGTTCACGCCGTCCAATAGTTCGCTGCTGGTTGTAGTAGCGGTTGTCAACTCGTGGAATGAGAGTGATACGACGCCGGTCGGGTCCGCGTCGATCAGCAGCACGCCGTCGTTGACGTGGACTTCACGGGTAGCAATAGATTACAACCCGGCGTCTGATACGCCGCAGGGAATAAGAATATGGACCGCGCCAGTCACGACAGGAGAGTCGACGACTGTAACGGTTAATCCGTCTGTCTATGCTGGTCCAGTGGTCGTCCGTGTATTCGAATACACCGGCCATGACCCGTCGAGTCCGGTTGGTGAGACAAAGACAGAAGCGCAGACGGATGTTGTCAATGGCGCGTATTCGTTCACCCTGGATTCCGCGCCGGCCTCGACCTCCGAGGTTCTTGCTACGCTGGCATGGAAGCGGGCTTTTACGTCTAGCGCGTCGATTGCGGTTGGTACTGGTTGGACAGAGCTTTACGACGTCAGTCTCGCTGATGGCGATCAGTGCACGCAGACACAGGTACGCAGCGGGTCAACCAGCACGACGATTGCGTGGGATGACGTAAACACTGCGTCCGGCGATCTGACGTACACGATTGCGCTGGCGTTTGAGGTCAAGGCTGCGGCGACTGGTGCTGTAGAACAAGAGGGCTTTCGCTGGGGCGACGATGACGACGCCGAAGCGGACCATACATGGGCGGCTGATCAGGATGCGAACATCACCGCGCCGCTCGATGAGAATGTTCTGCTACGGGTTCTGCTCAACGGCACAGACGATCCCGCGAGCGCAGCCTACACGCTGCGATATCAGAAGAACGGCAGCGGCGGATATGTAGCGGTCCCGGTTGGTTCAGGCAACACGGTTGCGCCGACCGTAGAGGCTGGTGACTGTACAGAGAGCGGCAACAACACCGCGACGACCTCGTGGGACGTTTCCTACCCGGCCTATGTAAGCGGCGATCTGCTGGTATTCCACGTTGCGTCGGATGCGGACGTTACGCATGACTGGCCAGCGACCGGGCCGAACGGCGAGACGGTAAACACCATCGCCGATTCGACAGGCGGCACCGCACAACGCGCATCCGGTTTCTGGTTTGTCGGCAGTGCTACAACTGGTGCAGGCACGCTCACCGTCACGCCGAGTGCCACTGAGCAATGGACGGCAGCGGTCCTCAAGGTATTGGCAGGTGAGTTCAACGCAACCACCCCGATCCAGACGAACGTAGGGACCGCGAACGATACAACGGCGGATACCTCGTGGGACACTCCTGCGTGGACCTCCGACGCAACGGCCAACGGGCGGGTCATCTGCTTTGCTGCGCACGACACAGTTACCACGAGCGCAACGCCTGCCGGATGGACGACACTGGTTGCGAGGGACAGGGGTGCGTGCGGACTGACGCTAGCGGCGAGGGATGCCGCGAACACCGCGAGCGAGTCGATTGCATCGGCGAGCTTCACGAAGACCAGCGAAACAGATTCGTCGTTCGGCTACGTCATCAACGGCGCTGTCACTACGAATGAAATCTACGTCGCAACGTCTGCGAACATCGCAGCCGGCGGCGAGGCGACGACGGCACGGCTCACGGCTCCGAGCGGAAAGACCACTTCGGATTTCGTCACCGGCAGGCGATGGGACGACGAGAACGGCACCGATTCCATCGACATCACCGCCGACGATTACACCGAGGTCGAATGGTGCTTGCGGGCGCAGTCGCCGGCCGAGACGGATGACTACTACGAGTTCCGGGTCTATGCCGGATCGACGGCGCTCGACACGTACACGGTTACGCCGAAGTGGACGATCGGCAGCGGGGCGGCGTCGGCGGCGCTGACCGGCAGTAGCGTCACAGCCAGCGCAGGGACGGCCGGTGTCGCGCATGAACAGGCGGTCACTGGATCGGAGGTAACGGCCAGCGCCGGGACTCTCTCGCCGCTCGCAGAGTACAGCGCGGCACTCACCGGGGCCGAGGTCACGGCGAGCGCAGGCACGCTTGCTCCGGTACAGACGGCAGCACTGACGGGATCTGCGGCGACGGTATCGGCCGGGTCTGTTGCCAGCACGCGGACGGTCGCGATCAGCGGCTCGGAAGTCGAAACTGCCGCCGGCACGCTCACGCCTGGCAGTGAGACGATTGCCGAGCTGACGGGCGCGGAGGTTACGGCGAGTGCCGGCAGTCTCGCGGTCGAGCGGTCCGCAGATCTCGCGGGGTCGGAATCGACGACCGCCGCCGGCGTGCTCACGGCGGGCTCGACGCGCGCGCTCGCGGGAGCCGAAACAACAGCAGCTGCCGGAACGATCGTCGCCGGTCCGTCGGCGGCGCTGGTCGGCAGCGAGGTCGAATCAGCGTCTGGAACGCTCTCGTCTGGTGCGACGGTTGCGCTGGTCGGCAGCGAGGTCGAGTCTGCTACGGGGACGCTCGCGCCTGTCACGGACGACTCGGTCAGCCTGACAGGAAGCGCGGCGACGGCCAGCGCCGGGACGGTTGCGCCGGATGTTTCGGTTGAGCTGACCGGAGATGAGGTTGCGACCGCCGCCGGAACGCTCGGCGTCAGCATCGGCGAGAACGTCTCTGTCGAGCTGACCGGCGCGGCGGCGACGTGCTCTGCGGGCTCGCTCGGTGCCGGCGCTGCGATCGGCCTGAGCGGTGCGGCTGCGACGACTGCGGCCGGTACGGTCGGCGGGTACGTGGATCTAGGGCTGACCGGGATCGAGGTGGCGGGGCTGGCTGGCATCGTCACTGCGGTTGGCGCTGACGTGGTGATTCCAGATACCGAGCGGACGATCCAGGTGCGCTCTCAGACGAGCAGGATCCCGGTACATCCCCAGACGAGAAGGATTCCGGTGCGCTCTCAGACGAGAAGGATTCCGGTATGACCTATGCAATGAAGGACGGGCTGCCCTACGTGACGATGGTGCCGAACGAAACCGACGCATGGTCGCGCGACTGGACCTCAGAACTGGAGGACGGCGACGCGATCGCCACCAGTGTGTGGGAGGTGCCCGACGGCCTCACCGCCGGCGTATCGTCCAAGTCCGGTGTGTACACGACGCAATGGGTCACGACCAGCGGGTTGGGTGAGTTCACCCTCGTCAATCAGATCACGACGACACCAGCAGGGCGCACACTGCGCCGCTCGCTCATCGTTGCGGTGATCGAATCGAAGTAGGGCCGAGTCTCCTCCTGGTGGCGGTGACGCCACCTTCGCCCGCCCGCGTGGCGGGCTTCTTTTTGTCGAAATAGTCCAGTTCCTCCCCTAAAAGTTGGACTCCATGGCCGATACGCTGGCGGCCATGAGTGGATCCAAGTGGTATTCGATCAGGGCTCGCGGCGCGCGTGCCGCCGAGGTCTACATCTACGGCGACATCGGCGAGAGCTGGTGGGCCGAATCGGTCACCGCCGCCGAGTTCGTCAAGGAAATCGCCGCGCTCGACGTGGACGATCTCACCGTGCGCATCAACAGCTTCGGTGGCAGCGTCACCGACGGTATCGCGATGTACAACGCGCTCAAGCGCCACAAGGCGTGCGTCACCGTCTCGATCGACGGCATCGCCGCTTCGATTGCCTCGCTGGTTGCGATGGCCGGCGACACGGTCGAGATGGCCGAGAACGCGCTGCTGATGGTGCACGCCCCATGGGGCGGGGCATACGGCAACGCCGCCGACATGCGCGAGTTCGCCGACCTGCTCGACAAGCACGCGCAGGCGATGTCCACGAGCTACGCCGCCAAGACCGGCCGCGACCAGGCCGAGATGCTGGCGCTGCTCACCGACGGCGAGGACCACTGGTACACGGCGGTCGAAGCACAGGCCGAGAAATTCGTCGACGTCGTGTGCGAGGCGATCCCGATCGCCGCGCACATGGACCTGTCGCGTTTTCGCTCCCTTCCGGCGGCTGCCGCCGCATTTCACTCCCGAAAGGACCCCGCAATGAAGGATGACCAGAAGAAACCGGCGGGCACGCAGCCGGAACCCGATCCGCTGGCCGGCTCGCAGCCGATCGTCGACCAGCCGAACGAGGCCGAGATCAGCGCCAGCGCGCTCGCGCGGGATGCGCAGCGCCGCACCGACATTGCCGCGCGCTTCGAAGGCTTCGCCCGCCGCGAGGGCGTCGCCGAGCTGCTCGCTGCCTGCCAGAACGACACCGCCTGCACGATCGACGACGCACGCAGCCGCCTGCTCGCGCACCTGGCGAAAGACTGCGGCCCGATCGGCGGCTCGTATGTCGTCACGACCGAAGACGAGCGCGACAAGTTCCGCGCGGCTGCGGTCGAGTCGATCCTCGCGCGAGCCTCCTCGCGGGACGCCGAAGGCAAGCCGGTTCGCGTGAGCGCATCCAATCCGTTCCGCGGGCACAGTCTGCTCGACCTGGCTCGCGCGTGTCTCGTGCGCGCCGGTGTTCGGACCGACGGCATGAGCAAGATGGACATCGTCGGTGCTGCGTTCACGCAGAGCACGAGCGACTTCCCGGTCCTGCTCGAGAACACGATGCACAAGACGCTGCTGCAGGCGTATGCACTGCAGCCCAACACCTGGTCGCGCTTTTGCAAGATCGGATCGGTGTCGGACTTCCGCGCGCATCCGCGCTACCGCGTCGGCTCGCTCGGGAATCTCGACACGGTCGGCGAGAATGCCGAGTACACGAACAAGGAGATCCCCGACGGCGAGAAGGCGAGCATCACGGCTCGCACGAAGGGAAGCATCATCAACGTCAGCCGCCAGATGATCGTCAACGACGACCTGGGCGCGTTCACCGACCTGGCCGCGCAACTCGGGCGTGCGGCCAACCGCACGGTCGAGGCCGACGTCTACGCGATGCTCGCGCTGAACAGCGGCATGGGGCCGACGATGGCCGACAGCGTCGCGCTGTTCGCCTCCGGTCACGCGAACGTAACGGCCGACGGCGCCATGTCGGTGACGATCCTCGACGGCGCTCGCTCGCTCATGGCCTCGCAGATGGACATCTCGGGCAACGACTACCTCGACATTCGGCCGGCAGTGCTGGTGTGCCCGACCGCCAGCGGTGGCCTAGCTCGCGTCCTGAACTCGGCCGAATACGACCCGTCGACGGCGAACAAGCTGCACATGCCGAACATGGTGCGCGGCCTGTTCCGCGACGTGGTCGACACGCCGCGCCTGTCGGGCACGCGCTTCTACTGCTTCGCCGATCCGAGCGAGGCGCCGGTGTTCGAGGTCGCGTTCCTGGATGGTGTGCAGGAGCCCTACCTCGAGCTGCAGAACGGGTTCGATGTCGACGGCGGCCGGTACAAGGTGCGCCTGGACTACGGGGTCGCGGCGCTCGACTACCGCGGCGCGACGACCAGCAAGGGCGCGTAAACAGCTCACGGACAGGGAGTTCAGGACATGGCAGGAAACTATGTGCAGGCCGGCAACGTCATCCAGCACACCGCCGGCGCCGACATCACGTCGGGGTCGGTGGTCAAGGTCGGAGCGCTGCTCGGCGTCGCGCTGCAGGACATCGCCAACGGCGCAACCGGCCCGGTGCAGATCCGCGGCGTGTTCACGGTCCCGAAGGTCTCGGCAGCCGTGATCGCGGCAGGCGAGCGACTGGTCTGGGACGTGTCGGCGGCCAGCGGCGCGGGTGAGTTCGACGACTCGGCGGCATCCCCGGCCACCGGCGACGTCTCGGGCGAGGCGGCGGTTGCGTTCGAAGCGGCGGGCAACGGCGTGACCAGCCTGAAGGTGCTGTTCACCGGCGTTCCTGGCACGGTCGCGTAAGCGTGTGCCGTGGCCTTCGAGGATCTCGAGAGCATCGTCGATGATGCCGTGATCGACGCGTTGGCGAACGCCGACGTCTCGATCAATGGCGGCCCGACTGTTCGCGGGATTTTCAGCGCGCCCGGAGTGCAAGCGCTCGGCATGGTCGAGTCGGTTGCCCCGGGCGTGACTGTTTCCGCCGCCGCCGCCGAGGGCATCGAGCGCGAAGCGGAGGTCCTCGTTAATGGCACGACGCTCTACAAGGTGAGCGCGATCGAGCCCGATGACGGGCTCGTCACGCTGAGGCTCGGTGCATGACCACAAAGGCCGAAATGATCGCCCAGGCGGTCGTGACTGCGCTCACCGCGCCGGCGATGAGCGCCGTGCCGGCCACGCGTGTGTACCGCGACCTGCAGGGCGCGCTCACCGCAGGGACGCTGCCTGCGATCGTGGTCGAGCTCGGCGACGAGCCGGAACCGTCGCCTGGCGGGACCGTGATCGGTCGAAAGATGCGCGAAGCCGAGCTCCGTGTGCAGGTGTTGGCCAGCGCCAGCCTTGGCGCGAGCCCCTACACCGCCGCCGATCCGGCGGTCGTCGAGGCGCACAACCGGCTCTCTGCCGACATGACGCTGGGGGGCCTGGCATGGGGCATGACGGAGGGCGCGACCGAGCGCCAGCGCTACGACGCAGAGAAGAACATCGGGGCGGTCACGAAGACCTACTTGTTTCGCTACCACACGACCGAGGCAAGCCTCGAATGAACGAACGCGACCCGCAGCAGGGCGGCAGCTACCTGCGAGACCCGGAAACCGGAGAGCCGATCCCGGTCACGAATCCAGAACCGGCGCCGGTCGCCGACCAGGAGTAAGTCATGTCCTTCGAGCGCAAGTTCCGCAACGTCATCCTTCTTGCGAAGATCGAGACCGTCAAGGGCACCGACGCCGTGCCGACCGGTGCGGCGAACGCGATGCTGCCTGTTGGCGAGGTCTCGATCACGCCGATCGACGCGACGCGCGTTCCGCGCAACGTGATTCGCGGCTACTTCGGTGCGCCCGACTCGCTGCTCGGTTCGAGCTGGATGTCGATCCGGTTCTCGGTGGAGGCGCAGGGATCCGGAGCTGCCGGGACGGCACCAGCGTGGGGGGCGCTGCTGCGCGCCTGCGGATTTGCCGAGACGGTGACCGCTGCAACGCGAGTCGACTACACCCCAGTGTCGACGGCGCTCGAAGGGGTTTCGATCTATGCCTACGCCGATGGCGCGGAGCACAAGTTTATCGGCGCGGTGGGTACGTGCAACGGGTCGATGGGTGTCGGCGGGATCCCGCTTCTGAACTTCGAGTTCGTAGGCGCCTACTTGGCACCGACGGCGGTTTCGAACCCGACGCCGACGCTCACGAGCTGGAAGGTGCCGTCGCTGGTCAACGACGCGAACACGGCCGACCTGGTGCTTGGCGGGTCCTACTCGGCCGGTGCGATCTCGGGCGGGACCTCCTACGTCTCCGGGGGGCTGGAATTCGATCTGGCGAACCAGATCTCGCGCCGCGAGCTGATTGGCGCCAAGGACGTACAGGTTGTCGATCGCAACACGACCGGAACGATAAAGACACTCGATTTGACGGTCGCGCAGGAGATCACGTTGCACGGCCTGATCACCGGAAACACGCCGACCTCGATCGGCATGGTGCACGGCACCTCTGCTGGCTACAAGGTGCTGGTGTTCTTCACTGCGGCGAAGCTGCTGAACATCAATCCGGTGAACCTCGAGGGTGTGTGGACGTCGGACGTGCCGTTCGAGGCTCCGCCGAGCGCCGGCAACGACGACATGCGCATCGTCGCGCTGTAAGGGGGGCGGCATGGCTTTCATGCTGAAACCCCATCCGACCTTCTGGGCGAAGGTCGAGATCCACAAGCCCGGCTTCGGCCCGGACGTGATCGAGATCGAATTCCGGCACATGGGAACGAGCCCGGCGATGGAGTTGGTGGCCGAAGTGTGCAGCTCGGTGTCAAGGCAGCGCCGCATCGAGATTCTCGACCAGATCGTTGTCGGCTGGCGCGGCGCCGACGGGGACTTCTCGTCGGTAGCGTTGCACGAAGTTGCCGAGTCGTTTCCAGCGTTTGCGCTTGCCGTGATCGGGGCATATCTCGAGGAGCTCGGTGGCGCCAGGCGAAAAAACTGATGGGGATCGCCGAGGGCCTGCTGAAGCATCCGCGGGACGACTCGGCGATCCGACGGAATGCGGCGATGGCCGGCATGAGGGTCGAACTGGCGCCCGAGTCGCCGACGGAGGTCTGGCCGGAGAACTGGACAGCGCTGGAGGTCGCGAGTCGCATGGTGTCGCAACTCAATGTCGGGATGGGTGGTGTTGTGGGCTTTCGCTTCGAGGCCCTGCCGATCGTGTTGCACGCTCTGCGGGTTCCTGCTGATCGTGAGCTCGAGGTGCTCGACGCCGTGCGAGTGATCGAGGCGCACTACGTCCGGGTGTTGCGGGGGTTTCGCTGATGGCGAACCCGGAATCGAAGTTCGTCGTCAGCGCTGAAGATCGCGCCACCGCGACGCTCAGGAAGATCGCCGCGGAGTTCGGCGGCCTTAGCAAGGCGTCGTCAACTGCAGACGCGATCCTTGGGCAGTTCGGCAGAGGGTTTCTGACGACGCTTGCGAGCAGCCTGTCCGTGGCCGGGCTTGCCGCGGCGGTGAAGTCGGTGGCCAACCTGCAAGACGAGTTCGGCAAGCTCTCTCAGCGGGTCGGCATCGGCGTCAAGTCGCTCACGGAGTTGGACTATGCCGCGAAGCTCTCGGACGTTTCCACCGAAGAGCTGACGACCGGGATCACCCGGTTGACCTCGAAGATGGCCGACGTTGCCACTGGCTCGAAAGAGGCCGCGAAAGTGTTCGACGCCCTGGGCGTCAAGGTGCAGAAGTCCGATGGCTCGCTGCGGTCGTCCGAGGATGTCCTCAAGGATGTCGCCGAGCGGTTCGCCGGTATGGAAGACGGCGCGACGAAGACCGCGATCGCGGTCGAGCTGTTCGGACGGAGCGGCGCAAAGCTGATCCCGATGCTGAACGGTGGCCGCTCCGGACTGGAGGAGATGGCCGAAGAGGCGCGACGACTCGGGGTTGTGTTCGACGAGAAAGCGTCGAAGGCGGCCGAGGAGTTCAACGACAACCTGACCAGGTTGGGCTATGCCGCGCAGGGCCTGAAGCTCGAGCTGTTCAGCGGCCTGGTGCCGGTGTTGGGCGATGTCGTGCGGGGGTTCATCGACGCACGCCGCGAGGGCCTGGGGTTCTTCGCTGCGCTCAATGCGGCGACCGACGTTCCAGGATTCTCGAATCTGCAGATTGAGATCGACAAGGCGCGGCAGGCATTGGCCGAGCTCGAGAAAGCGTACCAGCCTGGCGGCGCCAGGTTCTACGAAGGATCGTTCGACGCGGTTGGCAAGGAAAGGGCGCTGGCCGAGGCTCGGCGTGCCGTTGAGGCGCTGGTCAATGTACAGGTCGGCCGGTTCTCGCGCGACCCGAACATTCGATTGCCACGCATCGACGATAACCCGTACAAGTACGTCCCGCCAGTGAAGTACGGCGGCGACGGCAAAGGCTCGAAGTCCAAGGGCAAGAAGCCGCGTTTTGACCAGGTCGAGCTCACGCCGCAGCAGTCCGCCGTGATCGAAGCGGCCCGGGACTACGACAAGGCGTCGCGCGCGGCCGAGGTGTTCGCGCTCAAGCTCCAGGTGCTGGACGCGAAGTTCTTCGACCAGGGCGGCAGCGTCGAGGACTACACGGCGGCGGTGCGCGATCTCTCGAAAGCGACCGAGACGGCCGGCAAGGATGGGGTCGGCGATCTTCGGAAATTCGCCGACGGGTGGCTGGACACGATCGACCCCATGCGTGAGGCCGCTCGTCAGATGGCCATCGTCCAGAAGGCGGTCGCGCACGGGTTCATCGAACCCGCTCAGGCGGCCGAGATCAAGCGGCGGCTGGAAGAGGCGCTGCAGCCGATCTCAGAGGCCGACGCCTGGGCTATCGAAGCTGCGAGGAACATTCAGGATCACCTCGGGCAAGGGATGTTCGACATCCTGGACGGCAACTTCGACAACATCGGCAAGAGCTTCACGACGATGCTCAAGCGCATGACTGCCGAGGCCATGGCGGCGAACCTGTCGCGCTCGCTGTTTGGCGACTTCGCCAAGAGCGGCAAGGTTGGCGGATGGCTCGGAGACGGACTCGCGCTGATGGGGCGCAATCTCGGGTTCGGCGCTGCTCCGATCAGTACGTCGGTGCCGACCACGATCATCCCGCAGCACGCCACCGGCCTCGATTACGTACCGTACGACGGCTATATCGCGCAGCTCCATCGCGGCGAGCGCGTGCAGACGGCGGAACAGGCGCGCGCGGCCGACGCAGGGTCGGTCACGGTCGCCCCTCAGATCACGATCAACGGCGAGATGAGCCGGTCGCAGGAAGCGCGCCTCGTCTCGATCATGCGCAACGTCGCGATCTCGACGTTGCACGATAGCCGCCGACGATCGCTGGCATGACGACAGCCTACCCGTCGACGCAGGCGTTCATGCTCGAGGAGTTCTCGCTCGGCCTGCAGCGCAACCTCACGCAGCGCAGAAACCCGCTGACCCGGCGCCGCAAAACCATCGAGCACGTCGGCGCGCTGTGGGTCGCGACGCTGCTCTACCCGAACAACAGTCTCGCCGATCGCGCGCAGATCGAGGCGTTCTGGAACAAGGTGTCGGATGCCGACGAGGTCGTGAGCCTGTGGCACCAGTCTCGGCCGGTCCCACGCGGAACGCTGCAGGCGAACACGACGACGGCAGCCAGCGCATCCGAAGGCGCGTCGACGATCAATATCACCGCCACGACTGGCCTGACGCTGCTGGCCGGCGACATGTTCACGGTCGCGCTCACAGGCGCCACGCAACTGGTGCAGGTCGTCGCCGACGTGACCTCGGCGGCAGGCGTGATGACTGCCGTGTCGTTCGTTCCGCCGCTTGTCGGCGCAGTGGCAAACGGCGCTGCGGTCGTCGTCGACAAGCCGACGGCGTTGTTCAGGCTCGAGGAGCCGTTCGTGCCTGCGCACTACGTTCCCGGATACGCGCCGTCGTTCCCTGTGACGCTTCTCGAAGACCCAGCGTGGTAATGGCATGGCTCGCTCACTGACAGCAGGACAGCAGACGCTCGCCGATGCCGACGGCGTGACCAAGTGCGAACTGATCCAGATCGACTTCGACACGCCGATGTACCTGACTACGGCCGGCCGGAATGTGACCTACGACAGCAAGACATGGCTCGGCGACGGCACGCTGCTGGCGATCTCCGACATCGAAGAGTCGCTGGAGATCCAGAGCACAGCGCTGCAGCTCGAGCTGACCGGCACCGCGTCGCTCGTGGCGCTGGCGTTGGGCGGGCAGGGCAAGGGCAGGCGCGTGCGGGTTTGGGTGGCGTTCTTCAACGCGGCCGGAGCGATCGAGGGCACGCCGACGCTGGAGGCCGATCTTCAGATCGACACGATGCCGGTCATCGACGGGGTGAGTGCATGACGACGTTTACGCCAGCCGCAGCCTATTGGACGGCGGTGCTCGCCGAGAGTGGCGCATCTGATCGCGCGACGGCGCTGGCTACGCTGCTCACGACCGGGACGAAGCTCCAGTTCTACGATTCAGGCGGCTCGCTCATTCGCACGGTCACATCCGCTGCGTGGACGAAAGGCGCGTTGACGCAGGACTATTACCCGATCACTCCGGGGGCGTTCACCGGGAGCCAGACTGGCACAGGCACGCCGGCGACCGTGGTCGTCACAACCAGCGCAGACGTGGAGATATTCCGCACGACCGCTGGTGTGCTGTCCGGGGTGTTCCAGATCCCGAGCGCGTTCGCGTCAAGTGTCGACCTGGTGCCGGGGTCGTTCAAGCTCAAGTACCCGAGCGACATTACCGCACCGAGCGGGAAGGTGTGGGCACCGGGGCACTACCTGCGCGTGACCGATGAAGTTACCCGCATGGGGATCACCTCGAACACGGATCGCAATCGTGTGAAAGACGATGCGAACTGGGCCGGGTACTACGGTCATTACTGGTGGCACCGGCTGGAGTCTACGCAGGGTGTGTACGACTTTTCGATCATCACCGACGACCTGGACATTGCGCAGGCCGACGGGAAAAAGATGTGGGTGTGGCTGAACAACCGCAGCTTCCACGGCAGCGCTCGCGGTTCGTTCTGCCCGGCCTACGTCGTTAGTGCAGGCTGGACGTACAGCTACACCGGGGGCGGGCAGAACTTCGCGGGCCCGAAGTTGTGGGTCGATGGCTGCGGGGCCGCGTGGCTGGACATGCTCGATGCGTGTCTCGCGGAGATCAACGATCACCCGGCGCTGCAAGGCGTCGCTACTGAAGAATGCCAACTCTCCGGCGGGTGGTTGCAGGCTGGTTACACATGGCAAGCGATGAACGCGTTCTTGTTGGAGCAGTCGCGGCGCGGCGCGGCGGGCATCGGCAACGCGCTATTCCACAACAACATGGGCTGGAGCAACGAGCCGAGTTCCGACACGACCGAGCACTACCGGATGACCGACACGATGGTGCGAGTGCATCGCACGGGGTTGTGTCCGAACGATCTCGCGCTCTCGACATACGCAAAGTACAACGCGAACGATTACGGCAAGTACATTTTCGACCGCTACGCAGGCGAAGCGTACTTCTACGGGCTGATCGAGTGGATTGCGTTCTTCCAGCCTGAAACGCCGCGCCAGTTGATCGAGAACGCGCAGAACATCGGCGTGCAGTTCATGGGTTGGCAGCCGGTCACTGCGTCGAACGCGACGTTCACGATCAACGATGTGATCGCAGAGGTCACGCGCACCAGCGGCGTGCTGAACTCGGATCGTCCAACCAACGCGGCGGAATGACATGACAGCAGCCTATCGCTCGCACACTGTCGATGAGTTCTACACGCTCGCGACGGTCACGCTGGACAAGCCGGCCAGCGTCGCATCGGGCGACGTTCTGCTCGCGTGGTTCGTCAACAACGACGGTTCGCGGGTTCTCAATACCCTGCCGTCCGGTTGGACGCTGATCGCGAGCGCCACGACGACCAGTGCGCCGTCGACAGGTGCGTGGCTGTGCAAGAAGGTCGCAGGCGGCAGCGAGCCTGCGACATACGACTTCGTCTTCAACTACGACTTCAACGGTCGTGCGGCAATCGTCGCGTACCAGTCTGGCTCGGACGTGTCGGTCTACGGGACTGCGAGCGCCGCTGATGCGGGGAGTTCTACACCGTACAACGTCGCTGCCGCCGCGATCACTGTTCCCGACAACGACAGCAAGTTGGTTTTCTTCGGTGCGGGCCGGTTCACGACGACCGGCAGTGCGCCGGCATTCACGCCACCTGCGTCCTACACCGAGCGGATCGACTCTGGTGCGTCCTACGATCCGCGTGCGCTGACTGTAGCGGACATTACGCAAGCCAGCGCAGGATCGAGCGGCGCAGTGACCGGGACGGTTGCGCGGACCAGTGCCGGGGCAGCGCGGACGGTCGGCGTACTGGTTGCGATTGCGCCGGTTGGCGGCAGCAGCACGATCTCGCTCAGTGGCGAGGCCGATTGTCCGGTCGTGCATAGCGTGTCGATCGCATCGACGACCGCGTCGGTCCCGGCCGGCAACTACACGGACGTGACCGCGACGGTGCGGGACCAGGCCAGCACTGCGCTGGCCGGTCTTACTGGGTCTGCCGCGTCCGCCGATACCGGAGTCGCGACGGTCGCGCTGCTCGCTGCGAGCGACAGCGCAGGTCAATCGACGCTCAGGATCACCGGCGTCGCGCCTGGACAGTCGGCGGTAACCGCGACGTTCGATGGTGTGGTGTCCAACACCGTCACGGCCACGGTGACGGACGCAGGCAGTGCGGCGACGATCAGTCCGCAGACAGCCTCGCTCACGCAGGGCCAGACGCAGCAGTTCGTCGCGGCGCTCTCCGGCGATGACACGGCAACCTGGACGTGGTCGGTGGCATCAGGCTCCGGGACCGTGTCGTCTGCCGGCCTGTACACCGCACCGGCCAGCGATACGGTCGCCGTCGTCAAGGCCGCGTTGTCGACGGACGCGAACATCTACGCGACCGCGACCGTGACTGTTGCCGGGGCTCAGTCCGGGACGACGACGGTGAGCTCGACGTGGGTGTTCAGCGGCGCGGCATACGCCAGCCAGCCGCTCGACTACATCGTCAAGTCCGCAGACAACACGATCCTCGCCAGCGGCACCGCGACGACGAACGCATCAGGCGTGCTCACGGTCAGCATCAGCGCTGCGTACAGCGGCCAGAAGGTGCTCGTGCACGTCGAGAACGTCGGCTCTGCAATGACGACGGCCGGCAAGGTTCACGGCACGCAGGTCGTGACCGCGGCATGAGCGACACGCTCATTCCGTTCGACGGCACCGGCGACGAGCCGGTCAGTCCGTTCGCTGGTGCTGTCGACACGGTCACGCTGTCGATCACGCCGCTGTCGATCGAGGTCGGCAATACCGCGACGGCGACGGCGCTCGTCGTAGACGGGTTCGGCGACGCGCTGGCCGGGCGGACTGTCACCTGGGCATCGACGACCGACGCGACGATCGCCGACCCGGCGTCCGCCGTGACCGGCAGCGACGGCCGGGTATCGGTGCCGCTGCCTGCGCTGGCCGCCGGCACGACGACGATCACCGCGAGCTGCGAGGGCGTCGACAGCGTCGGCATCGTCGTCACCGTGACCGCGGGCGCCTCGGCCCCGGGCTACACGGCGACCGGTTCGGCGCGGGTGGTCATCAATTGCGTGTCGGTGGTCAAACGGATGGGCCGGTCGCAGCCACGGCGGCTCTCGGACGCCGATCAGCGAAAGCTCGACCCGACCGACACGGCGTTCTCGCGGGTGAAGGACAACCAGGAGAAGCAGATCGTGTGGCCGTCTGCCGCGTTGATGCGGAGGTATCTGTGAGACGCGAGGACTGGCCGGAACGCCTGGCGGCATACGTTCGCGCTCGCGGCGATGATCTCGGCGGCGCGGCGTGGGTCGCCGGGTGGCTGACTGAGTGCGGTGGCCGGCACGGCGGCGAGATCGACTGGCGCATGGCGCGGCGTGGCGACCTGGTCGAGTTCGCGGGTGGGCAGCTCGCTGTCTGCGTCGGGCGCGGCGCGGTCCCGGCGAGCGGGCCGATGCTGGCGATGAGCGACGCCGTGCGCGCGTGGAGGGTCGTCTGATGCTGGGCCTCGCACTCGCGGTCGGCAGCCTGTTTGCGACTGGGGCGACCGCCGCGTACCTGTCCGCCGCGTCGATGATCGTCGGCATCTACACGGCGCGCGAACAGCGCAAAAAGGCGCAGAGGGCGCTTGAGCGGTCGGTCAAAGACAGACTCGTCATGGTCCGCGAGGCGACGGCAGATCGGCCGTACCTGTTCGGCCGCGTCAGGACAAGCGGACAGATCCAGTTCCTCGGATCGTCCGGCGCGAACAGCGAGTATCTGCACTGGACTCTCGCGCTCGGCGACGAGCTCGACGCGGTCGAAGCGGTGTGGTTCAACGATGCGCCGATCGGCACGCTCGACGCCGACGGCTGGACGACCGAGGGGATGTTCTACTCGGCGAACCGCATCCCGACGTATCGGCAGGCCGTGGTGACGGCCGGAGGCACGATCACGCTGGCGCACGAGGCGTATGCGATCCAGTCGATCAGCGCGATCGCGACCGGCGAAGCGGACCCGCAGATATTCCACGTCGGCACGCCGGCAAGCGACGAGCAGGCGTTCTCGGTGGCGACGGTGTCGTCGGTGACGGTCGTCACGTTCAATGCGGCGTGGGTCGGCCAGACCATCGTCGTGAACTACACGTACACGGACGGCAGGCCACTGGCGAGAGCCAAAGCGTTTCTCGGCGCGTCCGGGCAAGTTGCCGACCCGTACCTGATCGCACAATTGCCGACGGTCTGGAGCGCAACCGACAGGTTCACAGGCACGAGCTACCTATCCGGGTCGCTGAACTACAACCCGGACGCGTACCCAAGCGGCGTTCCGGATGTGTCTGCTGTGGTGCGAGGCATCAAGTGCTACGACCCGCGCACATCGACAACGGTCTGGACGCGTAACCCGGCGTTGATCGCATGGAAATGGATCAGCCTTCGATTCCCCGGCGAGACCTACGACTCGGCAAGCCTCATTGCCGCTGCGAATGTCTGCGACGAGGACGTCGCGATTGACGTTGGCACGCAGGACCGCTACACGTTCGACGACGTGATCAGCAGTGACACGAGCACGGTCGACGGCCTCGAGCGAATTCTGCAGTCGATGGTCGGCTCGGCGGTTCGTTCTGCCGGCGTCTGGTACATCTGGGCCGGGGCATGGGAGGAGCCCACCATCGCGCTCGACGAATCGGATCTGGCGCCTGGCGAGATCACGGTGCAGGGCGTCGCCGAGGATGGCAGCCTGTTCAACGGCATCGGCGGTCGGTACATGGACCCGACCCGCTGGGTCGAGGACTCGTTCCCGACCTATATCTCGCCGTCCTATGTGGCGCTGGACAACGATGAGACGGAGGTGCTCGACGTCGACCTGACGATGATCTCCGACGTTCATCGTGCGCAGCGGGTTGCGCGGCTCATGCTGCACAAGGCCCGGCAGGCGTTGACCCTCTCCTGCACGCTCGAGATGAGCGCGTTCGCGGTCACGCCTGGGACGATGGTGACGTGGACGATCGAGCGTTACGGCTGGACCGCGAAGCCTTTCCGGTGCCTGCGCCGGGTGTACTCGCCGCAGACCGGGACGAGCCAGGCCGTGTTCCAGGAAGACGCCGAGGCGATCTACAGCAGCACGTACTCCGAGCTGGTGACGCCTGACCCGGCGCCGAACACGAACCTGCCGAATCCGCTCGTTGTCGCCGCGCCAGTGGTGACGACGGACAGCGGCGCGGAGTTCTACACTCTGTCGTCCGATGGTGCGCAGCGGCCGTACATCCGGGTTTACTGGCAGCAGATGGACGAATCAGTCGAGCGCATCGAGGTCTGGTGGCGGCGGGCGGACCGGACGACCTGGCAGCAGGCGACGGTGCCGGCGAGCGACCTGGTGTTCGACGCGACCGGCGTTAGCCGCAGCGAGACGTGGATCGTGCAAGTCAGGGCGATCAACGGGATCGGCGTGCGCTCGGCCTGGACCGTGGCGACGGTGGTCGTGTCGGAGGATGCGCCGATCAATGGGTCGTGGTTCATCTCCGGCATCGGCACGAACCTCGTGCGCAACGCAGCGTTCGAGTCGTCGACGACGCCGTGGGTTGCCAAGCTACCAGGCGAGACGGCCATCACGACCGGTGCCGACCGCACGGCGCTGGCCGGCGCGATCGGCTACTTCGGCTGGGCGAAGTCCGGCAACACGTATGCGAGCTACCGTCCCCAGCCGTACTCCGCGCTCGTCGTGGTCACGACCGATTCGTGGGTGGGTGACGACATTCTCGTGTACCAGTCGTCCTCCGGGTTCGCTGTCGAGCCCGGCAACACCGTCGAGCTGCAATGCCGCGCGGCAGTGAGCGGCGGCGTCGTCACGATGGGCGTTTACTGGTACGACCACACCGGAACGCCGATCGTCGTTTCGGGCATGATCACCACGCTCGACCAGAATCTGACGACGCCGGCCGGTTACGAGCAGAACCTGACGTTCGTCGAGACTCAGTACACCGGGCTCACTGGCGTCGCCTCATACAAACTGCTGTTCGGGTTCGCGACCGCGCCGGCGACGGCAGCCTACGCCGTGCCGGTGTTCATCACGCGGCGAAACGTCACCAGCGGCGTGACTCACTACGCCGTCATCAGCATGCCGTATGTCGGCCTGGCGTTGCCTGGGCAGCAGACGCCGAGCGCGTGGGGCCCGGGATGGTGAGGGCGGCGATCCTCTGCCTCGCGCTCATTGCGCTGCCTGCGCAGGCGCGCGAGTGGACCGACGAGGAGTTGCGCTGGGGTGTCGCGCTCGCGGTCACGCGCGTTGTCGACTGGGGACAGACCCGGTACATCGCCAAGCACCCGGGGGAGTTCCGGGAAGCAAACCCGTTTCTGCCGCATCACCCGAGCATGTCTGACGTGAACCGGCACTTCATCGTCGGGAACCTGCTCATGTTCGGCGCCGCGCACTACCTGCCGCAGTACAGGTCGACGTTGCTCAAGGTCTGGGTCGCGATCGGAGTAGGAGCGAACGCGCACAACGCCGCCATCGGCGTGCGGATTTCATTCTGAACGGAGATCAGCGATGGCAGCAGACCCGCAACCCGGCTTCTGGGATACCGCAGTCACGGCGTTCGCCAAGCTCTGGCCGGGGCTTGCGGGTGCCGTCGTCGCGCTTCGGTGGCTGCCGGTCGAGACGACGCGACTCGATCGGTTCGTCGCGGCGCTCGGCGGATTCGCCGCAGCCGCCAACCTCGGGCCAGCACTCGCCGAGGTGGTCGGCGTGTCGAGCGTGCGCGTCGAGGCAGGCATCGTGTTCGCGGTCGGGCTGTTTGGAATGGCGATCGCCGGTGAGGTCATCACAGCAGTGAAGGAGGTGCAGGCCGCAGGGATCATTCGGGATCTGATTCGGAAGTTCTTCAGACTCGGAGGCTGACATGCTCGAGGTCGTCTATTGCGTGTCGCTCGTCATCATCATCGCCTCTGCCGCTGTCGTCGCGTTCCATAACGCTATTCCCGGCGGGTTCGTTGGTGCAACCATGCTCGGTGGGGTCGCCGTGTTCGCTATCGCCGGCTTCGAGAGTTCGCCGCCGAACTGGCTGGTGGGATTCATGACGTCGCTGGCCGGGTCGTGTGTCTGGGCCGCAACCCGCTGGCAGATCATGCGCAGCCGGCTATTGCGACGAATGCGGGGCGACGGGTGCTGACGATCGGCATCGACCCTGGCCACGGCATGAGCAATCGTGAGCACGGCGTCTACGATCCCGGCGCGACCGCCGGACCCGGCATCAACGAGGCGCGGATCACGCTCATCATCGCCGCCTACCTGCGCGACGCCTGCCTGCAGCGCGGCTGGAAAACCGCCATGACGCGCACGAGCACCGCCGACGACGCGCCGCTGCGTGACCGGGTGATGCGCATGCGCATGGCCGGTGCCGACTGCATCGTGAGCCTGCACCTGAACGCGCACGATCGGCCGACGGCGAACGGCACCGAGACGCTCTACCTGGCGGCCGAGTGGGTCGCGGCGGAAGTGCAGCGCCAGCTCGTCGCGGCGCTCGGCACGACGGACCGCGGGTGCAAACAGCGCGACGACCTGGCGATCCTGCGCTACGAGCGGCCGGCGATCTTGGTCGAACTCGGGTTCATCACGAATGGGCACGACCGGGACAAGCTGCTCGATCACGGGATGCAACGGGCCGCGGCTCACGCGATCGCCGAGGCAATCAGCAGGACGGTGCGGCTGTGATGGATCTGGGAACCCGAATCGGCAGCTGGATCGGCGGGCTGCTGTTCGTGTCGGCGCTGTTCGGCGGAATCTGGCTGCACGGGTACACGACCGGCAAGGCGCGCACCGAGGCCGTGTGGCAGGCGCGGCTGGCCGAGTCGGAGCGAGCAGCTCGGCAGACAGAGAACGAACTGGTCGCGATGGCCGAGGCGTCGGCCAAGCGGGTGGCGGCGAAGGAGGCCGCGCTGCATGAACAGGCGAAACGACAAGGCGCCGCGTGGCGCGAAACGCTGGCGAGCCTGCCTCGCTGCCGGGTTCCTCGGTCTGTCGGCGTGCAGCTCGACACCGCAGCTGGCCTGCCCGCAGCTCCCGCCGTGGCCGAGCCACCTCGAGCCGGTCCCGATGCGGCCGCACTCGATCGAACCGTCGAACTCGCCGTCGAACTCGACCGGGTCCGGGAGAACTACGCCGTCTGCGCCGCGAACGTAGCGCGGCTCACTGAGGCGCAACGCTGGTACACCGACCTGCGCGAGCGGGTCAATTCGGGAGATGCACCATGATCGAGTTCTGCGCAGGTCTGCTGCTGGGCGTCGCTGTTGGCGCGTGGGCCTACCGCTACGCGCTGCGGCGCGACCCGGACAAGCTCGAGGAGATCGCCGCAGCGATCAGAGCGGCGAAGCGCCGCTGGTAGATGCGACCCCTGCGCCTGGTCGACCGCGACGGCTGGGTCATTGTCCCGCCGGCCGACCTGACCGCCGTCACGTCTGCCGACCGGCTGATCGAAGTCTGGACGCACCGCGGGCGGGCCGGGCTGATGACCCGCCCGAGCCTGTCGCGGCTGGTCGACCGCTATCCCCTGGACTGGCTGTGGCTGTCGCGCGCGGCCGTCGTGCGCCGTGGCGCGATCCTGCGGGTCGACTACCGCGGCCGGGCGAGCCGGCACCGCACGTACCTGGCGCGGGTCGCAGGCATGGCAGACCCGGTGCCGATCGCGGTGCGAGCATGGCCGGCGGTCCGGGAGGCGCTCGGTGGCTGACGACGACTTCCTCGTGCTGATCGCGATCATCCTCGCGGTGGCCGGCGCGCTCATGTGGGTCGGCTGACCCGCAGGCTTGCCAGATCAACGCCTGTGGCGCGATCGCAGGCAGGGTGGTGCCTGCCTACGTCCGGGGTGGCGATCGGCGCTCAGGCGGGCGATTTTGCTGTCCAATACTCGCTGACAGCGATTCCCGCCCCAGAGGGGAGCGCGAGCGTCCGGCGACCGTATCGAATTGGACGGCCGTCCGGCGAATCTCACGGAGGATCAGCAGGATAGGCTGGATTTCGGGGTGGGCTGACCGATTCTCTCAACCCGCTCGGAAACCCGCGCCAGTGCTAGCTTTCCGGCTCGCTGTCCAACTGGCGTCCAACGCTGTCCAATACTCGAGGCCCGGCGACGATCTTCGCCGACCGATCCCGCAGGTAGCGCCTGGTCATCTTCGGGTCGCTGTGGCCGAGCAGCGCGGTCGCGTCCACTCCCTGCCGGTCGGCCTCGGTGCCGCTCATGGCCCGGAGGTCGTGCAGGTTCGCGTCCGTGACGCCGGCCTTCTTGCACGCCGCCTGCCACTGCCGATAGATGATCTGGTAGCGCGGCGGCTGCCCGGCGCGGCCGTAGAACAGCGTCAGGGCCGACACGCTGCCGGTGAGCGCCTTCGCGCGATCCACGGCGGCGCGCAACTCTGGCGTCCACGCCACGATCAGGCGCTTTCCGGTTTTCTGCTGCCGGAAGGCGATCCCCTGTTCGATCAGGTCGGCGCGCCGGATCGTCAGTACGTCCCCGATTCTCTGGCCGGTGAGCAGGCACAGGTCCATGAGGCATTGAAGCCGCGCGCCGGCTTGCGCGTAGATGGCGCGGTATTCGGTCCATGTGATTTCCCGCGTTCGCGCCGCGATCCGCAGCGGCTCGATGCCGACGCACGGGTTGGACTCGATCAGGCCGGCTTTCAGTGCGCGGCCGAAGATCAGGCGCAACACGGTCACGGTGCGGTTCGCCACGCTCGGGGTCGCCTCGAAGCTCGTCTGAATCTGCGCGACGTGCACGGGCTTGACCTGGGCCGGGTCGAACTCGGCGAGGATTTCTTGCAACCGGCGCGCGGCGATCCGGTACTGCTTGACGGTCGCCTGCCGCTTGCCGGCGAGGATGGCCGGTAGCGTCTCCTCGATCAGCGCCGGCATTCCGCCGGTTGCGTGGCTGATGATGCGGGCGTACTCGGCGAGCGCCGAGGGCAGGTCAGCGGCGAGCCGCGTCCACTTGCCGCGCTTGACGAGCCAGTACGCGCCGTGGCGCAGGTAGACGCAGCTCGGGAGGTGACGGTCGGTTTTGCGGGGGCGCATGGCCGAGGGCGGCTTCGGCGGCTGTTCGCAGGACTGCGGGCGATCCGTCTGGACGAACACGGTAGGGTACTCCCATTGCATCGAGCGCGCGACACTGCGCCGGCCGGCGTTCCCGGCCGGTCAGTTCGGCGACTTCGCGCACGGTCAGCAGCATCAGTCAGCCCAGCGACGTGCGACCCGGCATCGGCCGTCCGAGCACGCGCATTCTGTCGCGCACGCGAGCGATCGTGCGCACGGCGCGCTTGTACTCGGCCATCAGCCCGGCGATCTCGCACTCGACGCACGGCTCGGCCCACAGGCGTCCGTGGCCGCAGCCGATGAGGCGGCGCAGGTAGGGGTGATTGGGGTCG